ACATCGCCTTCACATAAATTATACGTTACTGAAAGTGGTTCACAATATTCAATAGCAGCAGATTATACAGGAACAAATGGAAGTTATGGTGCAATAGCTTGTCAATTACAAAATACAAGTCCTTCGTTTATTGATTTCTATTTAAGCAGTAGTTTAGTTGGTGCTATAGTTACAAATGGTTCAAATGTATTATATCAATCATATTCCGACTACAGATTAAAAGAAAATGCAGTAGAAATGACTGGTGCATTAGATAGAGTTAATAATCTTAAACCAAAAAGATTTAATTTTATATCACAACCAGATACAGAAGTTGATGGATTCTTTGCACACGAATTACAAGAAATAGTGCCTCAAGCAGTTACAGGAGAGAAAGATGAAGTAAATGATGATGGTACAGCAAAATATCAAGGAGTAGATAACTCACAAATAGTGCCATTATTAGTTGGTGCGATACAAGAATTAAAAGCAGAAATAGAAAATTTAAAATCACAAATAAATAATTAAAATGGCAAACACTTACAAATGGACCATTAATGCATTAGATGCAAAGGTCGCAGTAGAAGATGGCAACGAAAACGTTGTCTACACAGTGCATTGGGGCTATAGCGCTACTGATGAAACTGGAGAACACTCAGCAAGTTCTATTGGAACTCACGGAGTAGAATACGATGCGGATAGCTTCACCGCTTACGAAGATCTTACAGAAGAAATGGTAATTGGCTGGTTAGAAGGCGGATTGGATGTTGAATCAATGAAAGCAGGATTAGATTCTCAAATTGAAAAATTAATCACTCCAACAGAAACAACTTATCATACCCCTTTTGCACCGGTTATTGAACAACCAGTGGTTGAAGAAACAGAATAAGTTAGAAAACCAGTAAAATAAGTAATAATAATAAATAAGTAAATATAATTTAATAATTTAATTTTAAAAACCATGAGTGAAAACAAAATTACCCAAGAACAATTAGAAGAATTGCAGGGTTATGTAGGAAAACTAAATAACGCTGCAACGCAAATTGGAAACCTTGAATTACAAAAGCATCAGATTAATCATGTTGCTGCTGAGGTTCAATCTGATTTAAACAAATTCCAAACTAAACTTGAAGAAAAATATGGAAAAGTTTCTATTAATATCCAAGACGGAACCTATAAACCAATCGAAGAAGAAGAAGTTGTAGAACCCGAAGTAGTAAAATAAAATTATGTCACTGGTAAGAAAAATTAGTATAGGTAGAGACTATAAAAATGACGCTATGCATTATGCTGTTGGCCAAGAAGTTTATGGCGGCCATACAATATGTGATATAGTTGAAAATAAAGACAAGTTTTCTATTTATATTAAAAAAGGAAATGAAGTATTACCGTGGAAAGATTTTAATAAGAATATGGCTATAGCCGTTGAATATAACTTAGAATATTAATGCAAAGTTTATTTAACTTTATAGTTAAACCTAAAAACGAAAGATACGATAATAAAAAATATATTGATGGCAAGGAACTTTTGTTAAATACAGAAATTTCTGATCATCGATATGTTAGTCGTAGTGCAGTAGTGACAGCCACACCTAAATCAGAAAATACTGATATACAAATTGGTGATGAAGTTATACTGCACCATAATGTTTTTAGAAGATGGTATGATATAAGAGGTAACGAAAAAAATAGCAGAAGCTATTATAAAGAAAACGAATACTTTGTTACATCAGATCAAATATTTTTATACAAACAAAACGGTAATTGGCAAACGCCAAAAGGTTTTTGTTTTGTTAAACCAATTGTATCTAATAATATTATTGAAAAAGAAATGCCACTTCGTGGTATTATAAAGTATGTTGATAAAGAACTTAAAGATATACAAAAAGAAGATTTAGTTGGTTTTACGCCAAGCAGTGAATATGAATTTATTGTTGATGGTGAAAGATTATATAGAGTACCCACTAATTCAATATCTATTAAGTATGAACGTCAAGGAAACGAAAAAGAATATAATCCAAGCTGGACATGCAGCAGTTAAAGAACTTATTAAAGTTGCGAGGGAACCAATTGTTGAAACTGATGATGATGTTTCAGCCGATAGACTCAAGAACGCTGCAGCCACTAAAAAGCTCGCAATATTCGATGCATTTGAGATCTTAAATCGTGTTGAAGCTGAAAAAGCATTATTAGAAGGTACAACAATACAAGAAAAAGAAAACACTTTTAAAGGGTTTGCTGAAAGAAGATCTAAGTAATGTACGAACAATCATTATATAGCATTATAGAGCCTATAAAAATTAATACGATTAAAAGGCTTAATAAAGCAAAAAAGTGGAAATACGGCTATAATAAAGAGCATGACGTGATTATTATTAGTCATACTGGGCAAATTGGTGAGATATATGATATACAAAATTTAAAAATAGCATTACCCCCTACACCGAAAAGCTTAAATAAAGAAAATAATAAATGGAGTAAAATAGAATATCCAAAAGAACTTTCAAAGTTAAAAACGATATTTGATTGGAAAGATTTACCAAGTGAATTTAAAAATAAGTGGAATGCATATATTGATACAGAATTTACCAAACGTGATGAAGGTTATTGGTTCTATAACAAAGATATTCCTACTTATATTACTGGGTCTCATTATATGTACTTGCAGTGGACTAAAATCGACGTGGGTGCTCCAGACTTCAGAGAAGCAAATAGATTATTCTTTATATTCTGGGAAGCTTGCAAAGCAGATACAAGATGCTACGGAATGTGCTACCTCAAAAATAGACGGAGTGGCTTTTCATTCATGGCATCAGCAGAGACTGTTAACCAAGCTACCATCTCTTCAGACTCTAGGTTTGGGATATTATCCAAATCTGGTGCTGACGCAAAAAAAATGTTTACAGATAAGGTCGTTCCAATATCCGTTAATTACCCATTCTTTTTTAAACCCATACAGGATGGAATGGATAGACCTAAGACTGAATTGGCTTATCGTGTACCCGCAAGTAAATTTACAAAAAAGAGCATACTCACAAACCAAAGGACCGAGGAGCTCTCAGGGTTGGATACTACAATCGACTGGAAAAATACAGGGAACAACTCATACGACGGTGAAAAACTTTCCTTACTTATCCACGATGAAGCAGGTAAATGGGAGAGACCCGAGAACATACTCAACAACTGGCGTGTCACGAAAACCACGTTAAGATTAGGAAGTAGAGTTATTGGTAAATGTATGATGGGTTCAACAAGTAACTCATTAGACAAAGGTGGTGAAAACTTTAAAAAACTATATAATGATTCAGATGTTACAAAAAGAAACCGCAATGGACAGACTCGCTCAGGATTATATAGTTTGTTCATACCTATGGAATGGAACTTCGAAGGATTCATTGATTCTTATGGAATACCTGTATTCAATACTCCCGAAGAGCCGGTTGAAGACAGCTATGGACAATACATTGACGTTGGTGTCATCGAACACTGGGAAAATGAAGTTGAAGGTTTAAAAGGCGATCAAGACGGTTTAAATGAATTTTATAGACAATTTCCAAGGACTGAAGAACATGCTTTTAGAGATGAAACTAAAAATAGCATATTTAATCTTGCTAAGATTTACGAACAGATTGATTTTAATGAAGAAGCTACAGCGGAAAGTAGTATTACTGTTGGATCTTTTTCGTGGCAGAACGGTATTAAAGATACAAAGGTCCAATTTATACCAAATCCTAATGGAAGATTTAAAATAAGTTGGGTACCAGATATTAATTTGCAAAATAATATAAATAAAAAAAATGGTAATAAATATCCTGGAAACGAACACATGGGTGCATTTGGCTGCGATAGCTACGATATATCCGGCACTACCGATGGTAAAGGATCTAAAGGTGCATTACACGGCCTCACTAAATTTAGTATGGAAAACGCGCCACCGAACAGGTTCTTTTTAGAATATATTGCAAGACCACAAACCGCTGAAATGTTTTTTGAAGATGTATTAATGGCATTAGTATTTTATGGAATGCCAATATTGTGTGAAAATAACAAACCAAGATTATTATACTATTTAAGAAGAAGAGGATATAGAGATTATTCAATGAATAGACCTGACAGAGCTTGGAATAAATTATCAACTACAGAAAAAGAAATAGGTGGTATACCAAACTCAAGTGAAGATGTAAGGCAAGCGCATGCTGCTGCAATAGAAACATATATAAATTCTCACGTTGGGATTAAGTCTGATGGTACTTATGGTGATATATATTTTAATGACACACTTAATGATTGGGCTAAATTTGATATAAACAAGAGAACAAAATTTGACGCCGCTATTAGTTCAGGATTAGCAATTATGGCGTGTAATAGGCATTTATACAGGCCACATGCTGAAAGACAAAAATCAAAAGTTAATATTAGCTTTGCACGATACGAAAATAAAGGAAATTTATCAAAAATAATAAAATAAAACTATGGCTGAGTCCGTTTTAAAAAGTTACTTCCCAAGCCAAACAGCTAGCGACGACGAAAAACTATCACAAGATTATGGTTTGAAAGTAGCTAGAGCTATAGAAAATGAATGGTTTAAGAAAGACAGAGGCGTAAATAGATTTTTTGTAAATCAAAATCAATATCATAAATTAAGATTATATGCAAGAGGAGAGCAATCTATTCAAAAATATAAAGATGAATTATCTATTAATGGAGATTTATCATATTTGAATTTAGATTGGAAACCAGTACCAATTATACCTAAGTTTGTTGATATAGTTGTAAATGGTATTGCAGAAAGAACATATGATATTAAAGCATATTCACAGGATCCACACGGGGTTTCTAAAAGAACTGAGTATATGGAAAATATACTTGCGGACATGCGTACAAAAGATTTTACTCAACAAATAAAAGATGAATTTGGATTTGATTTTGGTAGTATGCCACAAGAAAAATTACCAGATGATGAAGAAGAATTGCAATTACATATGCAGCTTAATTATAAGCAAGCAATTGAAATAGCAGAGGAGCAAGCAATATCTACTGTATTTGAGCAAAACAAATATGAATTAACTAAAAAAAGATTATTTTATGATCTTACTGTATTAGGTATTGGATGTGTTAAAAATAACTTTACACAATCTGAAGGTATTAAAATTGAATATGTAGATCCTGCAAACATAGTACACTCATATTCTGAATCACCATATTATGATGATATATATTATATTGGTGAAATAAAAAATATAAATGTTAATGATCTTAAAATGCAATTTCCAAATCTTACAGATGAAGATTTAAAAAAGATTACGCAACAAGGAAGCCAAGATTATAATACTTATAATAAATATAATACGCAAGTAAATAATAAAGATAATAATTCTGTGCAAGTCATGTATTTTAATTATAAAACTTACATGAATGAAGTTTACAAAGTAAAAGAAACTGCTACAGGTGCAGAAAAAATTATTAAAAAATCTGATGCATTTATGGCAACACCTATTGATGGTGAATTGAGATTTGAGCGTATTGCTAAAAATATTGAAGTATTATATGAAGGTGTATTTATACCTGGCTCAAATATATTATTAGAGTGGAAACTTGCTGATAATATGTTAAGAGAAAAAAGTGATGTTAATAAAGTTAAATTAAATTATTCATTAGTATCGCCAAGAGTATATAATGGTAGAATTGAATCTTTAGTTAGTAGAATTACAGGTTTTGCTGATATGATACAATTAACACATTTAAAAATACAACAAGTACTTTCAAGAATGGTACCGGATGGTGTATATTTAGATGCGGATGGTTTAGCTGAAATTGATTTAGGTAATGGAACAAATTATAATCCACAAGAAGCATTAAATATGTTTTTCCAAACAGGTTCTGTTATTGGTCGATCATTTACATCTGAAGGTGATATGAATCCAGGTAAAGTACCTATTCAAGAAATAAATAATAATACAGGTGCAAATAAATTAGCACAACTAATTAGTACATATAACTATTATATGCAAATGATTAGAGACGCTACTGGATTAAATGAAGCAAGAGATGGAAGCACACCTGATAAAAACGCATTAGTTGGTGTACAAAAATTAGCAGCAGCTAATAGCAATACAGCAACAAGGCATATATTACAAGGTGGATTGTTTTTAACTGCAGAAATTGCAGAAAAAATATCATTAAGAATATCTGATGTATTAGAATATTCTCCTACAAGAAATGCGTTTATTCAAAGCATTGGTGCGCATAATGTTGGAACTTTAGATGAACTAACTGAATTGTATTTATATGATTTTGGTATATTTATCGAGTTATCACCAGATGAAGAAGAAAAGCAAATGCTTGAAAATAATATTCAAGTTGCTATCGCGCAAAATAATATTGAACTAGAAGATGCAATTGATATAAGAGAAATTAAAAATGTAAAACTTGCTAATCAATTATTAAAGCTAAGAAGAAAAAAGAAAATACAAAGAGATCAGCAAATACAACAACAAAATATTCAAGCTCAAGCTCAAGCAAATGCTCAGGCTCAACAAGTTGCAGCTCAAGCTGAAGTACAAAAACAACAAGCATTAACTCAAAGTAAAATACAATTAGAATCAGCTAAAAGTCAAATGGAAATGACAAAGTTACAAGCCGAAGCTGAAATGAAAAAACAATTAATGGCTTTAGAATTTAATTTTAATATACAATTAACTCAAGCTAAAACAAATGTTGAAAAAGTTAATATGAATGAAAAAGAAGATCGTAAAGATGAAAGAACAAAAATTCAAGCTAGTCAACAAAGTGAGTTAATTGAGCAAAGAAAAAATAATACACCGCCCAAACGATTTGAATCGGCTGGAAATGATACATTAAGCGGTGATTTTGGCTTAGGTGCATTTGAACCTAAGTAATATATATAGTGTATAATTTTATAATATTTTATTATGGCAGAAGAAATTCAAGCAAAAGTTATAGATGCTGATGAACCATCTATACAAGAAAAAGAGGAGGCTGTACAAAAAAATGCAGGATTTGATGAAGAATCAGGTGTGTACAAGGTGGACCTTTCAAAACCACCAGTAACTGAAGAACAACCTAAACAAAAAACAGATGCCGTTCAAGAGCAAAGCACAGATGAGGTTTCTGTACGCGACGAATCCGAAACTAGCGGAGAAGTGGTCGAAGAAGCACAAGCAGAATCACAAGAGTCTTCCGAACAGAAAGAAGAAGAAGAAGTAATATTAGAAGAAATAACAGATGATGAAACCAATACTGACGAGACTACAGTGGTTGCAGAACAAGAACAAGAGCAAGTTGAGCAGGTTGAAGAAGCAAAAATTAAAGAAGAAATAGAGTATCCCGAAAACATAATGGACTTGGTTAAGTTTATTAATGAAACAGGCGGTACTTTGGAAGATTATGTAGCATTGAATAAAGACTACGAAAAGTTTGAAGACATGTCTTTATTACACGAATACTACACAAAATCTAAGCCTCATTTATCAGCAGATGAAATAAACTTCTTAATTGAAGATAAATTTTCATTTGATGAAGAAATAGATGAGCCCAAAGATATCAAAAGAAAAAAATTAGCGTTTAAAGAAGAGGTTGCAAATGCAAAAAATCATCTTGAAGGACAAAAAGCTAATTATTATAAAGAAATTAAAGCTGGATCAAGGTTAACACCTGAACAGCAAAAAGCAATGGACTTTTTTAATAGATACAATAAGGAAAGTGCAGAGCAAGAAAAAATAACACAAACCCAAAGGAATGTGTTCGATAATAAAACTAAATCTTTATTTAACAATCAATTCAAAGGTTTTGAATATAAAGTTGGTGATAAAAGATATAGATTTAATATCAAAAATGTGAACGAGGTGAAGGAGACTCAGAGCGACATCAATAATTTTGTCAAGAGGTTCTTGAATGAAAAAAATGAAATGAACGACGCTGCAGGTTACCATAAGTCTTTGTTTACGGCGATGAACGCTGATGCAATTGCAAATCATTTTTATGAGCAAGGTAAGGCAGATGCTATTAAAGCTTCTGTTAAATCTGCTAAAAACATCAATATGGATCCTAGATCCAGTCATCAAGAAGTTGAAGTTGGTGGTATAAAAGCGAGAGTAATTAGCGGAGACGATTCGTCAAAACTTAAACTAAAATTAAAAAATTACTAAAACTTTTTAAAAAATGGCAACAAACGTTTCATTTTCTGGCCCAGCGGCTGGAAGTATAGTTAGCCCAAGTGCTGTAAAAGCAACATTGGCTTCTAACTATTTAAATTTTCATGGTTCAGGTGGAGGTAACTGGTCACAACAGTACTTACCTGAATTATACGAGCAAGAAGTTGAAAGATACGGAAATAGAACTGTATCTTCATTCTTAAGAATGGTAGGTGCTGAAATGCCTATGGCTTCTGATCAAGTTATTTGGTCTGAGCAAGGTAGATTACACCTAGCATATAACGGAGAAATTAATCCTGTTACAGGAGCAATCGACGCTATCACTGGTATTGACTCTGGTACAACTGAAGCACACGCGGTAAGAAAAGGTGCAACAGTAGTAGCAGTTGTTAACAGCATAGTATTTAAAGCTTATGTTACAGCTGGAGTTGAAACTTCAACATCTGGTTTAACTATTAAGCCTTACGAAGCTGAAAACGTAGATGATATCTCAGGTATTGCTGCAACTGATAACCAAGCGATTAAATTCTTTGTGTATGGTTCTGAATTTACAAAAGGAACTGCAAGCATGACTGATGCTGTAGAGCCTAGCTTTAAGTCTTTTACTAATAAGCCAATTATTATTAAAGATCACTATGAAGTTAATGGTTCTGATACAGCTCAAATCGGTTGGGTTGAAGTTTCAGGTGAATCTGGACAAAATGGATACTTATGGTATTTAAAAGCAGAAGGCGATACTAGAGTTAGATACGAAGACTATCTAGAAATGGTAATGCTAGAAGCTGAAAAATCTGCTTCAGGTGCTGACGCAGCTGTACCAGATGGATCTGAAGGTTTATTCTCAGCTATTGAAAATAGAGGTATTGTAGCATCAAATCAATTTGATGCAGCTACACCTGCTGCAGATAAACTTCCTGAGTTTGATCTTTTATTAAAAGAATTAGACAAGCAAGGATCAATTGAAGAAAACATGTTGTTTTTAGATAGAGATGCAAATCTTTATTTTGATGACATGCTAGCAGGATTAAACCCAAATATTACAGGCGGTTTATCTTACGGAGTATTTGAAAACTCAGAAGATATGGCACTTAATTTAGGTTTCTCTGGATTCAGAAGAGGTTCTTATGACTTTTACAAATCTGACTGGAAATATCTTAATGATAAATCTACAAGAGGATTAGTTGGAGGCTTAAGCGGTATTATGATTCCAGCTGGTACATCTTCAGTATATGATCAGCAATTAGGTAAAAACGTCAGAAGACCTTTCTTACACGTAAGATATAGAGCTTCTGAAACTGATGATAGAAGAATGAAATCTTGGATTACTGGTTCAGTAGGTGGTGCATCTACAACTGGTGATGACAAAATGGAAGTTCACTACTTATCAGAAAGATGTTTAGTAGTACAAGCAGCTAATAACTTTGTATTATTTAACTCTTAATATTTAACATAAGGGACGGGTGCTTCGGCACCCATACCCCTTATATTTAATTTTTATTATATTATATCATGGCAAAAAAGAAAATAGCAGAGGTGGCTGTTGAGGAACCTTTAGTGGTTACCCCACCAAAAAAAGAAGATAAAACACCTAAATGGGAAATTAAAGATAGGGTTTATGAATTAAGAAGTAATAAAACACCTATTGTATATATTTTAAAAAGCAGGGGTTTACTATGGTTTGATAAAGAATTAGGTTATGAAAGAGAAATAAAATACTGTGAAAATCAAAAAACAGTATTTCAAGACGAAATGAAAGGACCAGAAAGATTAAGTCATATAATTTTTAGAGACGGACAATTATACGTGCCTAAAGAAAAACAAACATTACAAAAATTTCTTTCTTTATATCACCCTGAAAATGGGAAAACATTTATAGAATTCAACCCGGTACAAATCGCAGAGAATGATATTAGTTATTTAGAATTAGAAATTAAAGCTTTAACTGTAGCACAATCAATTGAAATTGATCAAGCTGAAGCAATATTAAGGACAGAATTAGGAAATAAGGTATCTAGCATGACTTCTAAGGAGCTTAAAAGAGATTTACTATTATTTGCTAGAAGCAATCCTTCATTGTTCTTAGAATTAGCTACAGATGAAAATATTAATATTAGAAATATTGGTATAAAAGCTACTGAAATGGGTATTATCAAACTATCAAATGACCAAAGAACATTTATGTGGGGCACAAATGATAGAAAACTAATGACAGTTCCATTTGATGAAAATCCATATTCAGCTTTAGCAGCGTACTTTAAAACCGACGAGGGTATTGAAGTATTTCAAACTATTGAAAAGAAATTAAAGTAAGCAATTGTAGGTAGAGGCCTGCATTTGTGGGCCTTTAACCTATAATAAAAATACAATGAGTGTAAACGTAAATACAGTATACCAAAGGGTATTAGCTATAACAAACAAAGAACAGCGAGGATATATTACACCTCAGGAATTTAATTATCTTGCAAATCAAGCTCAGTTAGATATATTTGAGCAGTATTTTTATGATCAAAATCAATTCCTTAGAATACCAGGTAATGACACTGAATATTCAGATATACTCAGTATAATTGAAGAAAAAATAAGCGTATTTGAAAAAACAAATATTGCAATTTCAGGAGGAACTACTTTACCTTCTGATTTATATAGATTAGGTTCTGTTATATTTAACGGTGCAGAAGCAGAATCAATAAGCCAAAAAGATTATATCTATATAACACAATCACCTTTAGCGCAACCAACAAATGATTTTCCTATATATATTAGAGATAATGCTGGTATTAAAGTATATGGTAAAAACGCTTCAGGTGCTTTAGAACAAAAAACATCAGGTGTAACTTGCAATTATATTAAAGAGCCAACAAATGCATCTTGGGCAGCTAATAGCGTAACTGGAACTTATAATGCAACTAATTCTATTAACTTTGAATTGCATGAATCTGAAGAAACTGATCTTGTAATAAAAATATTATCGTTATCAGGTATGATATTAAGAGATAATTCTTTATATGGTATTGCAAGTGGAGAAGATATAAAAAATACTCAACAAGAAAAATCATAATAAATGGGTCTAATTAATCAAACACAACAATCATATTACGAAGGTTCAGACTTCGGAGGCTATCAGTTTGTATCATTAAAAGATATTGTAAATAATTTTATGATTTCTTATGTTGGTGAAGAAAAAATTATACCTAAAATTAAAAGAAATAATGTATCATTTTTTGCACAAAGAGCATTACAGGAATTAAGTTATGATACATTTAGAAGCGAAAAATCACAGGAAATAGACATACCACCTACATTAACAGTTATGCTACCACAAGACTACGTGCAGTATGTTAAATTTACATGGGTAGATACAAGCGGTGTAGAGCATGTTATATATCCTGCTATAAAAACAAGTAACCCAGGCGCAATATTGCAAGATAGTGATTATAATTATACATTTGATAATGATGGTAATTTAGTAAAAGCAAATGAATCGGTTACATGGACAAAATACAAAGATCAAAATAAAGATACAGATGTTGTAAATGATTTTTATTTAGAAGACAATAGAAGCTTTCAAACATTAAACGGTCAAAGATATGGTTCAGATCCACAGCATATGAACTCAAATGGATCATTTTATATTGATCCTATAAAATCTAAAATACACTTTTCTGGTAATTTAGTAGATAAAACAATAACATTAAAATACATAAGTGATAGTTTAGGTACAGATGCTGAAATGATTGTACATAAATTAGCTGAAGAAGCAATGTATAAATGTATTGCATACTATATATTATCTACAAGAGCAAATACACCCGAGTATTTAGTAATGAGAATGAAAAAAGAAAAATTTGCTGAAGTAAGAAAAGCTAAACTTAGATTATCTAATATTAAACTTGAAGAGTTAACTCAAACTTTAAGAGGTAAATCAAAACATATAAAACACTAAAATATGCCTGAAATTAAAAATGCATTTCTCAAGGGTAAAATGAATAAAGACCTTGATGAAAGGTTAATTCCTAATGGTGAATATAGAGATGCTTTAAACATTGATGTTGATTACTCCGAGAGTAGTGATATTGGTGCATTAAAAAATATTTTAGGTAATACTCAAAAAGATTCAATAAGTTTATCTTCAGCTACCTGCATTGGTAATATTAAAGATACTGAAAATGATAAAATATATTGGTTTATAACATCTTCAGCTAAAGATATTATTGCAGAATACAATGTTATAACAGAAGCTATAACTCCCGTTATTGTTGATACAGAAAGTGTTTTAAATTTTAATACAAATAATTTAATAACTGGAGTTAGTATTTTAGATAGCGTATTATATTTTACAGATAATTTAAATGAACCAAAGCAAGTTGATATTGCATACTGGAAAACACAAACTTCAGATTTTAATACATTAACAACAGGTTTATCCGAAGAAAGAATTACATTAATTAAAAAATCACCACTAGCTGCTCCAACTTTAAATATGAGTAGTTCATTAAGAGGTGGCGCGGGAACTGAAGGTAATGCCGCTGTTACAGTTTCTTTAAATTTAGGAACTTCAACAAGCACCGCGTTGGTTGATTCAAAAGAATCTGGGGAAACAATAACTGGTACTTTTAGTACGGCACCTAACTACGAACCTAACGATATTATTACATTAGAATTTGATTTTGTAGATCCAAATGGTAGTATAATACAAACCGAAGCAAGAATACAATTAGCAAGTAGTTATACCGCATCATCAACATCATTTAGCGCAGAATTATTAACTATAAGCAGGGAAGTAAGAGGAGCTTCAGTTGCGTACACATGCATATTACAAGAAGATGATCCTTTGTTTGAATTAAAATTTCCAAGATTTGCATATCGTTATAAATATAATAATGGTCAATATAGCTGTTTTTCACCTTTTAGTAATGCAGCTTTTTTGCCCGACTCCACAAAAATAGGAAATAATTTTGAATACGATTCTAAAAAAGGTTTTAATGTAGGTATGACAAATACATTAAGACAATTAACAATAGCTGATTTAGACCATAATATAAGTGCAGATGTAGATGAAATAGATATAATATATAAAGATTCTGTTGGAAACAATGTATACGTTGTAGACACTATAAAAAGAATTTCTGGTAACATTGCAAATACATTTGAAGTAAAAGATGAACAAATATTTAAAGTATTACCAGCTAACCAATTATTAAGATTATTTGATAGTGTGCCTAAAAAAGCTAAAGCATTAGATATATCTGCTAATAGATTAATATTTGGCAATTATACGCACCAATTTAATTTACCATCAACTATACCAACATTTGATATTAAATTAGTAAATAGATATGCTACCAACGATTCTAATCGTAATCAAATGCAATCTATAAAGTCTAATAGAAAATATCAAATAGGTGTTGTTTATTATGATGAGTATGGAAGATGTACGCCTGTTTTAACTGATAAATCAGGTATAATAAAAGTTCCAATAGGCCAATCTAAAAATTTAACAAAATTTAATGCTAAAATAACATCTAGCGCACCTTCATTTGCTAAAAATTTTAAATATTTTATAAAAGAAATATCATCAATAACACATAACTTATGTGTAGATAGTTTTTATCAAGATGACGAGGGAGCAATATATATATCTCTTCCATCTTCTGAAGTTAATAAAGTAAAAGAAGAAGATATATTAATATTAAAAAAACAAGCAGGCAATAATCCCAGTAATAGTAAAAATAAATTTAAAGTATTAGATAAATTAACAACAGTACCAGAGTTTTTAGCTAGACCTTTAACAGAAGTTTTTGGTCCAGAAATTTTTAATTTTGGTAGAATGTATGATTTAGATAGCCCAGAGTTTACGTCAGATCCGGGTGGATTTATATCATCTAATTACGGTGAAACTAATTTAGGTGGGCTTGCGTGGTATATGCAACCAGGGTCAACACCTGTTCCAAAACATAATACTATAATAGTAGCAAATATGTATAATGTTGGTAACACAACAATACCAGGTGCTACTAATCATTTTACTAGTACTAGCGCACGTGGTGTTTCACGTGAAGCTATGGAAAATTTAAAAGTTGGTGCAAAAGTACAATTTAAAGCTGGTGATGCAAAATCAAAAGTATATACAATTAAGCATGTGCAAGTAGCCACAGGCGGTCATGATGATATAGAAATTACTTTTGAAGAAGAGTTTGGAGATGACGTATTAATATGTTATAATGCTGAAGATTATGCTGATAATCCTCATATAGCCGCATTATCACCAGGTGTAGTTATGTCAGTTTTAGATTTTAAAGATGAATCTGGAAAACCAGAATATGATGGTAGGTTTTTTATAAAACTAGAAGCTGAAACAAATTTATTAAATGAATTAGTTGATACAACTAATATAAATAATTTAAATGCAGTAGGAACTTTGCAGTTTGACGGTTTTGACGACGGCTCTAATCATAATAGACAGTTATTTATAAGAGCTGGTGGTAAAAAAGATACTAACTCTGCTTCTACAGGCAGTATTAGCCCATCTAACGGAGGTTTTTCAGGTTATTCAAGTTCGGTTACATTATCTGATGGCTATCATTTTATGTTGCAAACAGAAGATGATTATTCCGATGCTCGTAGCAGCTATGGAACAATACCTGCTTTAAATGGTTTAAAAGAAGGAAACTATTTAAGACTTAGTGGTTATGATAACAAAACTAATCCAGATTCTACATGGTTTGACGATCATTATTACAAAATAGAAAAAATAAAAATTGTAAATAACGGCACTGTTAAAAATTATTTTGTAAAACTAAGCAAAAATCTTGAATATGATTTAACATTTTTTGGAGATAGAGGTTCTAATTTTTTAACTACATTTGATTTTGATAATAGTAAAAAAGTAAATATTACTAATCCACCTATATTTGAAGTTGAGCCACAAGATGATGTAGACATAGATTTATATTATGAAACACAAGAAAACTTTACCGTAGCTTCTGGTCATGGTAACTTTAATGATTTATCTTACTATAACTGTTTTAGTTTTGAAAATGGAGTTGAATCTTTTGTAATAAGAGACGATTTTAATGCACCCGCTTTAGGGAAAGGTGTTAGAGTGTCAACAATATTCGAAGATAATTATCAAGAAGAAAGTTTAAAATCAGGATTAATATTTTCACAAATATATAATGGCAAAACAGGTATAAATAAATTAAATCAATTTATAATTGCTGAACCTATAATTAAAAATTTAAACCCTGGGTATGGCAGTGTACAATTATTACACACAAGATATAATGATATTATAGCATATTGTGAAGATAAAGTACTTAAAATATTAACAAATAAAGACGCATTATTTAATGCTGACGGCAGTGTAAATGTTACATCTAATCAAGCTGTTTTAGGGCAAGCAATACCTTATAATTCAAATTATGGTATTGGAACAAATCCAGAAAGCTTTGCTAATTTTACATATAGAGGATATTTTGTAGATAAGAAAAATGGTATAGTTGTAAGACATTCAGCAGACGGCATGGAGGAAGTATCTAACTTTGGAATGAAAGATTATTTTAGAGATAATTTAAGAAATCAAACGGGTTACATATATGGATCTTATGATGAAAAGAAAAGTCAATATAATGTTAGTTTACCAAGTATTGTAAATACAACATTATCGTATTCAGAATCTGTAAAAGGATGGCCTAGTAGAAAATCTTTTTTAACAGAAGGCGGAGTAAGTATAAATGGCCAATATTTTACATTTAAAAATGGCCATATATATAAACATCATACAGGAACAATAAACACGTTTTATGGTTCTAAAACAGACTCAGAGGTAACGTTTATATTTAATGAGTCACCTGCAAATGTTAAAAACTTTAGAACATTAAATTATGAGGGTGATTCAGGTTGGGCATGTGAAAGCATAATAACGAACAAACAAGATGGCGAAGTGCCATCATTCGTTGAAAAAGAAGGCAAATTTTATAATTATATATCTGGTGTTGAAGAAACAGAAAGTACAATAGATTTAAAAGCTTTAAACGCACAAGGTATAGGTAATTTAACATCACAAACAATTGATGGAAGTAACAGGGTATTTACATATTCATTTAATTTGAATAATGATATACAAATAAATGATAAATTATATTATGTAGATGCATCAAATAATAAACAAAATTTAGGCAGTATAACTGCAATAAATACAACAAATAAAACAATAACAATATCTAATACAGGGGAAGTGCCTCAAGCATCAGCATATATGTTTTATGTTAAAAATGCTAAATTTAATACTTCTGGTATTTTAGGGTATTATGCCGAAGCAACCATGAAGAACACAGCAACTACAACTAAAGAATTGTACTCTGTTGGCTCTGAGGTTAGTATAAGTAGTTAACATGTAATAATAATAAATATGGTAATAGGACAAATTGCAGGCGGTTTAGCACAAACCGTCGGATCATTTTTCGGCGGTAGAGCTAGAAGAAAAGAGCAAAGAGCAGCCACAGCTGAAATGAATCGTTATAAACAAAAATTTGAGCAGTTAGATACTTCTAACCCATATGCTAATATAACTAACCCATATGAAAATTTAACTGTAAATACTCAAGCAGCTGATTTTGCGGCACAACAGAGTTCTCAAAACGCGGCTAATATAATGAGCAGTATGGCTAGTGCAGCAGGGGGAGGTGGTATTGCCGCTTTAGCACAATCAATGGCTAACGCTCAGAATCAACAAGCACAACAGGCGTCAGCAAGTATTGCGCAACAAGAATCAAGAAATCAACAATTAGCTGCAAGTGGTGAAATGAAAAGACAAATTATGCAAGCTCAAGGCGAAATGGCTTCAAGACAAATGGAAGCAGATAAAGTCGGAACACTATTGGGTATGGCGCAAGAAAGAAAAGCAGCAGCTGATCAAGCTAGAGCAGACGCAACTGCAGCGACAATAGGTGGTATAGGAAATATGGTTTCAGGCGCTGTAACTGCCGGAATGGGTGGAGCTTTTGGTGGAGGCGTTGAAAAAACTTTAAATAAATTTGCAGGATAAATTATGGCAATAAATGAATCATTAATAAAAGGCGCAGGAAAAGCAGCTCCTAAATTTCAAAAAGTAGAACTTTTTAGTAAATCAGCTCAGCAGGCTATGAACTTAGCTATTGCTAAAAGAAAAGCTGAAAGAAATGCTAGGGATCAACAAATATCTGCTATAGTAAGTGATTTAGAAAATGTAGATATTAGCGTTACTCCATCAGAACAAATAGAGCAACAATATGAAATATCTGGTAATATAAGAAATGAAGTTGCAGCGCTGGCAGCTCAAAGAGCTAAGCTACCACAAAATTCACCAGAAGCATTTGCTATTGATCAGCAAATTAATCGTAAAAAACAAATGTTTAGCCAAGTCGTTGCTAATGCAAAAGATTTTAAAGAGTTACACGAAGAATATACTAAAGATGGTGGTTGGAATATGTCTAAAGGTGTAGACCCTGAAAAACAAAAACAATTAGATGAAATTTTTATAAATAAAAATTATACTATAGAATACGATGAAAATGGTGCAACTACCTATAAAACGCAATATGGGCAAATAAATCAAAAAGATTTATCTAATTATTTCTTAAAAGATGATGAAATGGCGTTGACTGTTACAAACTATGCTGATGATGTATTACAAAACGGTGAAAAAGGAGTTAAATTAGAAGGTGCTAGAAAAGATATATTATATAGAAAAATATTAAATGACATAAATACAGGTGGACCATCAAGGTTAAAATCGTTAATATATGATGATTTAGTTGAAGGGCAATCTTTAGGCTTAGCAGAAGACGCAACAGCGGAAGATGCGGCTGAAGCTATTGTAAGAAATTTAATGAATGTAAATAACCAAGGCTTAGTTACTTATCAAGATAAACAAAATAAGCTTAATAATGATAAAGAACAAAAAGACAATAGAACACCGGGTGAAATAAACAGAAGTGATAAAGCACAAGCTGATATAAAATATGTAAGAGAACAATTTAATAACATACCGGCTCCAGATCCTAGTTTATTGTCAAAACCTAGAAAAACTAGAGATAGCAGGGGGGTAGAAGTAGCATCAAACCAAGAAGAAGTTAATATGAAAATTTTTCTAGATCACACAATGAATGAAACAAACAAAATTATTGGGACAAAAGGAACTATACAATTTGTGGATGGTAAATATAAATTACAAGAAAAATCGCCTTCGGTTACTGGTCAAGTTTTAAATGAGGTTGATATAACGGATCAAATGAAAAGTTATATACAAGGAAATAAAGAACCTCTTTTGCAAGCAATAGAAAGAAATATATTTAAAGTACAATCTGTTGATTATCCGCAAATGTCACAAGAAAAATTAGAATCAATAAATCCTAATTAATAATGTTTGAATTAAACGGTGAAACTGTAACAGGTGAAATGCTTCAAGCAGCTGCAAAAAAATACAATATGTCTTACGACGAGTATTTAG